GCCACCCGAAGACCAACTCAAAGACGCTATCAAGGCGGCAGGTTTGGAGCCACCTGACGAGATTTTGATGGACGGCAAAATCCACCGCTTCAAGTCCGGCACCAAGGGCAAGCCAGGCATTGACAAGCCAGGATGGTATGTGGCGTTTGCAGACGGCATCCCTGCCGGTCGCTTTGGCTGCTGGCGAGCAGGCATAGAAGTGACATGGCGTGCAGACGTTGGCCGCAAGCTCACCCAGATTGAGGAAATGTCGCACCTAAAACGTCTGTCAGAAGCCAAGGCAGCGCGTGATGCAGCCTTAGAGCGTCAACACCAAGTCACCAGCGAGACGGTGGAAAAGATTTGGACCGGCGCTCAGGCAGCACTTCCAGATCACCCCTACTTGGTCAGCAAAGGCATAGGGGTGCATGGCGCACGGGCCACGGGGGACGGAAGGCTTGTTTTGCCACTTTACGATCCAGACGGCACACTTTCCAGCCTGCAATACATTGACCACCAAGGAAGCAAGCTGTTCCACCCAAGCGGCCAAGCTGGCGGAAAGTTCTGGCAGGTCGGAACAATGGACGAGCCGGGCACCCTCTACGTGGCCGAAGGCTTCGCAACCGCAGCGACCATCCATGAAACGACAAACCGCCCATGTGTTGTGTCTTACAGCGCCAGCAGTTTGATTCCGGTCACAGGTAGCCTGCGCGAGATGTACGGTGAAAATCAGGACATCGTAATCGTGGCAGACCATGACAAACACGGCGTCGGCCAGCGCTACGCAGACCAGGCCAGCGCAAAATATGGCGCCAGAGTCGTCATCCCACCCATCGAGGGCATGGACGCCAACGATTATGTGCAGGCAGGCCACAACCTTGCAGCACTCCTCACCCAGCAGACCGGCACATCGGTGATCGACAAGCTCAAGGTGGTATTCGGCGACCAGTTGGGCAGCGATTACGAAGCCCCAGACGAACTGGTCGAAGGCCTCATGACCATCGGAAGCTCGGTCGTGGTCTACGGCGACAGCAACTCAGGCAAGACATTCTGGGCACTCTCAGTGGCCACAGCCATCGCCACAGGCTCAGACTGCTACGGTCGCAAGACAGATCCAGGCCTGGTGGTTTACCTGGCCAGCGAAGCCCCAGGCAGCATTCGATCAAGGATGCAGGCCATCAAAAAGTACCACGGCTGTGATCTCGAGAACTTGGCCATGGTCCCAGTGCCCATGAACTTCTACAACGGCGACCAAGATGCCCATGACGTCATCGAGCTGGTCAGGGCCATCGAGCAGATCAAAGGCCAGCGCGTGCGCCTCATCATCGGCGACACCTTGGCCAGAATGAGCGCAGGGGCCAACGAGAACAGCGGCGAGGACATGGGGCCAGTCATGGCCAGATTCGACCAGGTGGCCACGGCCACAGGTGCGGCCCTCATGATCATCCACCATAACGGCAAAGACGCAGCCAAAGGCGCACGCGGCTGGTCAGGCATCCGCGCCCACATCGACACCGAGATCGAGGTGGTGGAGAAAGAAGGCATCCGCTCAGTCACCGTCACCAAACAGCGCGAACTGCCCAGCAAGGGCAACACGATCTATTTCAAGCTGGAAGTCATTGAGATGGGCACAACCAAGTTCGGCAGCGCGGCCACCACTTGTGTGGCTGTTCCAGATGAAGAAGCTGTTGCCACTAAGCCCCACAAGAAACCCACAAAGAGTGACGAAAATGTCAGGACTGTGGAGCGTGCCTGGTGGTCATCTGGCGCAGAAACCCGTGATGGTTTTCCCTACATCAGCAGGTCTGCATTACGTGAAATGCTTGTCAGGGATGGAATGGCCGAGAGAACCGCCAAAAACAAAACAGAGGCTTCTAGACCAGAGGGAATAATTGCCCAATTGTTGAATGCAGGCGTTTTGCAGGCTTTTGAATATGGCTGGATTTTCATCAATGATGTTCAAGTCAGCGCAATGATGATGCAAAAAAGTGAGGCAAACAATCGCCCCTAAGTGCCCCTAAGTGCCCCTAGGGGCGTTTAGGGATTAGGGGCAAAAGCATTGTGACTCTGCCCCTAGACCCCGCCCCTCTCCTACCCCCTTTAGGAAGGGGTAGGGGAGGTAGGGGAGGGGCGGATCATGATGCAGATGTTTTTTACCAAACACAAAGGGTTTAGTGTATACTCAAAGGGTTTACAAGGAGAAAGCAATGGCAAAGATGTACATGGGCAACATTCCAGACACCTGCGAAGGTTGGGACGAGATTGACAGGTGTATGGACAATGACAGCGTGGAATGGTTGATTTTCAGCAAGCAACAAGACCACGACAAAAACTGGTGGACTGTAAAAATCTCCGCTAATGGTCGGGCAAAAAGCAAAGCCAATTATTGGCTGGTGATTAATATCAAAACAGGCCAGCTTGGATTTTCCAGAGATTACGTTTTGATGCGAGAAAACAGACCAGAACTGCACGCGCAGATTGAAGCCATTTTTAAAACCCTACAAAGTAAGTGAGAATTAACATGAACAATCAAATTCTTAAAGAGTATGAAAAACTGTGGTTTTCAATGGCCACACATGATGACGAGATCATTAAACAAACAATTCAGGAATTTAGGCAGGCCATGGAACAGCAGACCACAGCAAACCAAACCCAGATCGGCGGCGATCACTACAAGGCCAAGTCCATCCAGCCTTGGGACTTCATCGCTGCCAACCAGCTTGGCTACTTCGAGGGGAACATCGTGAAGTACGTCACCCGCTGGCGCGACAAGGGCGGCATCAATGACCTGAAGAAAGCCCGGCACTACTTGGACAAGCTCATCGAACTGGAGGACAATCAACCATGACCACAAAAACACACAAAACGAAAGCAGCAAAGCCCACAAAGCCAGGCAGCGAAGACCGCGCCAAGGTCAGCGCAATGGTGCTGCAAGGGATGCGCAGTGGCTTGAGTGCTTTCAAGGCTTGTGAGGCCGCCGGAGTGCCTCAGACAACCTTCCTGCGCTGGTGCGACGATGACGCGACACTGGCGGAGAATTACGTGCGTGCGCGCGAGGCGCTGATTGAGAAGATGGCAACCGAGTTGCTGGAGATCGCCGACACCCCTGTTGGCAGCACAGATAGTGGGGCGACAGACTCAGGCGCTGTGCAAAAGCAACGCCTGCAAGTGGACACTCGCAAATGGCTCTTGTCCAAGCTGGCCCCCAAGAAGTACGGCGACAAGCTGGAAGTGTCGGGCGATCCGGCAAACCCGCTTGTGCAGCGCATTGAGCGTGTGGTGGTGAAGGCGTGAGCGTAGATTCATGTCCAGCACCAAAGACACCCGCAGGAACATTGGCCGCGCCATTCCCCTGGTTTGGCGGCAAGGCCGGCGCGTGCGCTCAAGTATGGAGCGCGTTTGGTGATGTGGCCAACTACGTTGAACCCTTTGCTGGAAGCGCGGCTATGCTGCTGGGTGCGCCAGATTGCAAACGCATTGAGACAATCAACGATGCCGACGGCTTCGTGGCAAACTTTTGGCGAGCCATTGCGCAAGACCCAGAAGCTGTGGCGCATCATGCCGACTGGCCCTGCAACGAGAACGACCTGTTCGCTCGTCACAGTTGGCTAGTGCGCCAATCTGCACAACTGACCGAGCGCCTGCACGCCGACCCAGAGTGGTTCGACGCCAAGATTGCGGCTTGGTGGTGCTGGGGTGCTGCAAATTGGATTGGGTCTGGTTGGTGCAGCGGAACCGGGCCATGGGTGCATGACGGCACTTCTTTGATTGATGGCCGCCAACTCCCGCATCTTGGAGACTCAGGAAGGGGCATCAACCGCAAACTCCCGCATCTTGGAAACTCAGGAAGGGGCATCAACCGCCAACTCCCGCATCTTGGAAACTCAGGAAGGGGCGATCGTCGCCAATTTATCTTTGATTGGTTTGGCCATCTTTATGATCGTCTGAGAAATGTTAGGGTGACATGTGGTGACTGGCAGCGCGTGTGCAAAGATAGCGTGACCACGCGCCACGGCCTGACGGGTGTTTTTCTGGACCCTCCATACACCAAGGGCGCGATGGACTACGCCGCTGGCGGTGTTGGCACCGAGCTGCCCATGCAGGTGCAGGCGTGGTGTGCGGTCAATGGGAAAAACCCTCTTTTGCGCATCGTGCTGTGCGGCCATGCTGGCGAACACGACGCCCTGCTGGCTAACGGATGGACGATCCGCACCTGAGCGGCGCACGGCCTCGCAGGCGTAGCGCAGGGCGTCAATGACGTGGTTCTTTTTGTCCTCAAGCACGGGCAGGATTTTGCCCGTGAGCGGGTCGGTCTTGTAGCTGTACAGGGTCAACTCGTCGATGGTGTGGATGCAGCGGGGGTGCACCACGATGTCGTAATTCTTCAGGAACTCGATGCCTTCCTCGACCGACTTGGGGCCTTTGACTGCGGTCATGATCTTGGGAAAGCCGTTCTTCTTCATGTGGCTGATGGTCTCGGGCCGGGCACTGTCCGCAACGATGGGCCACTTCTCGGCCTCGGGCACCTGCATGAACAGCTCGGGCGTGTTGACGATCTCGCAGCCGATCATGTAAGCCTCGTAGTCGATGTAGAGCGTACGGCCAATGATGTGGCAGCGGACCAGCGTGGTGGGATCGACGGCAAAGCCCCAGTCGGCACCCAGGCGGTGGATGGCATCGCGCGGGGCCTCGAACTCCTCGACCTTCCAATTTTTGAACACGCGGGTGTTGCTGTTGGTCAGATACCCGCCCATCCAGACGTGGTGGTATTTGTCGGGATCGCGGCGCTTGTCGTATTCCATCTCATCGCGCAGGACGTCTGGAAACCACGGGTTGTCGGTGAAGTTGACCTTCAGGACTTGGGCGTCTTTGGGCGGTGTGGGGCCGCGCAGCAGGAAGTCCACGGGGTCGGCGGCCTGGCGCGGGTTCCATGTGAACCACAGTTCGGACTCGGGCTTTCGGATGGTGGGCCGGAGCAGGTCGAGGCTTCGCTGACTCAGGCTTTGGGCTTCTTCGACCCAGGCGCAGTCCACGCCCTCAAGACTTTTAATTGAATCCGCGGTGTGGTTCTGCATACCCTGGAAGATGATCATGCCATCGCCCTTGCGGCACTTGATGACGGCATCCTGCACCTCGAAGTAGGCCCCGGCGTTCATGGCCTCAATCTTTGTCTCCAGCAGGCGCTTGACGGACTGGTTGAGAGATTTCTGAATCTCACGCACGCAGACGCTGCGCCGTTTCTGGTCGAGGATGTGGGACTCGATCATGAGTTCGGCGAACATGTGAGACTTGCCGGAGCCACGGCCTCCCCATGCGCCTTTGTAGCGTGAGGGGTTGAGCAGGGGCAAGGCCCATTCGGGGGTAGGGAGTTGTAGGGTTGTCATGCGGCACCTAACCCGGCCCAAGGGCTTGAAAATTGCTTCCAGCAGTGATTCAGGCGAATGCGGCTGATGTGCTTTTCATCCACGCCATACTTCGCGGCCATTGCTCGGCCAGTTTCTTGACTGGATCTGATATCGCTCACCGCATCGGGTGTCAGCTTCCCGTACTTTGCCCGTTTGGTGGACGCAATCTTGGCGCTTCGCACCGGGCCGGACATCTTGCCTTGCTTGCCCATTGCTTTTGCAAGGCGTTGGTAGGTAGTCAGCACCATGTGGTCTGGGTGAATGCACTTCGGAGTCTCGCATGTCATTCGCACGATTTTTCCGTCCTCAATATCACCGTGCAAGTCCTGCCAGATGGCGCGGCGAACAAGCGTGGTTTTTCCATCTTTTCGCATGGCCGGATGTCCGTTGCAGCACGAAAAGCGCCAGACTGCGCACCCGGCATCGTCAATCGTTCGGTGCTGAATGTCGGTAAATAGGCTCATGCCTTGGCCTTTCGTGACTTTTTCACATACGGTGCTACGCCATGATGCGCCATGATGTTGATGTGTGGGGCGTGGTCACGGGCAAGCTGAATACCTGTTGGCTGCCTCAAGCCCTCGGATAGCATTGCAAGCTGTTGACGTGCCTCAAAGATAACGCGCTCAAGTCGGATGCGTTCGGCGCTTTCTGTCAATGCCTCATCAAGCGCTTCAGTCAGTGCTGCGTCTTGATCTGCAATGTGCAAAGCGGCCCATTTCAACAACCCGCCAAGGTCTGTTCCTGCGTGCAATTCCCCAACTGCTCGCAGTTTGTCTGTCAACTCGCTCATGCTTTCACCACCACACGCTCAATGCGCTGCACCAGCGGGTTTGCCGGATCGCCCGACACTTCCAGCTTGTCGCCGTATTTCTTGGGGGCCAGCTTGGACAACAGCCACTTTCGGGTGTCGATCTGCACCTTCTTGTCGGCCACAGCACCCGAGTCAGTTGCGCCTGATTCGGTCGAGCCAACTGGACGGTCGGCAATGTCGAGCAAGTCGCTTGCCATCATCTCCAGCAGGTCCTCGCGCGCACGCGCATATTCTGCGGCAAGCGCGGCGTCACCGTTCAGCCAATCGTTGAACGTGCTTTGATTGACCCCTGCACGCTTGCACGCCTTGAACGCACTCAAGCCACTGCGCATACCTTCCAACACCAATGCACTGACCTTGGCGCGTTCTTCGCTACCTGGCTTGGTGGGCTTTGCTGGCGCTTTCGTTTTGTGTGATTTTGTGGTCATGATTGATTGTCCTCCAGTTCAATAAGCTTGTCCAAATAGTGCCGGGCTTTTTTGAGGTCGTTGATGCCGCCCTTGTCTTGCCAGCGGGAAACGTATTTCACGATGTTTCCTTCAAAGTAGCCAAGGTGGTTGGCCGCGATGAAGTCCCAAGGCTGAATGGGTTTGGCCTTGTAATGGTCGCCGCCGACCTGGGTGTCGTTTGCTTTGGTCATAAATTTTCCATGTTCAACTTGATGAAGTTAAAAAGATCTGGTCGGTTGTTTTTCAAAAGCTGGCTGTCAGCGCCTCTGCTCGCCAGTTTTGACTTCTCCCTGTCCCAGTACAACCAGTAGTTGGCCTTGTTTTCAACCCGTTGGGTAGCGGCCACTTTCACGCTGATGTAACGATTTGATGGGTCCGTGTCTCTGGTGTAAACGATCCACTCTGAGCCGTACATTTCGCGCAACTGAAATTCCTCAGCCCATCCTTCGCCCATGTCGTGGTTGCCTCGATATGTTTTTGTCATTCGATTCTCCAGATTCTGATTCCGTCGTTCTCTTTCTTCGAAGTGATCTTTTTGTTATTTCTAGAAAAGTACTTTTGAGCTGCCCAAAAAGCCCTGTTTGAATCATACGAAGCGCCGGGGATATAAATGCTGTCCCCAACTTGCAACTCATGAAAGTTGTATTCAGAGGTTCGAGTTCTTGCCTCTGGTGCTGGGATGTTCTTTTCAATGGCAAACATGATGTTCTTTCCTTTGCTTTGTTTCCAATGTCCCAAGTCTAACACACTTCTTTCATAGTTTCAAAAAGTCTGCATCATCAGGGATGGTTGGGACACGGACACCCCTACTATGTATTAGGGGGTTGTCCCGATTGTCCCACCCCCCACTGAATGCTTTGCCCGTGGGACAAATGTCCCAAAATTCCTGTCCTGTCCCGATTGTCCTAGGGAAAATTGGACAATGTGAATCATCATCTTTCTGACTTCCTGAGCAGCATGGAACTTGCTATCACGTTGTCTGAAACAAACCATCCGTTGGGTGTTGCCTCAATAATCTGAGAGTTCAGCAGGTTATAAATCAAGCGCCCTTGTTTGCTTGCTTGGGAATATGTCTTTGCTGTTGATTCAGATAATCCCTCTGTGGTCATTAAATAATGAATCAATGCGCTCCTTGATAAATAAGGCATTCCATTAAATTCTTCAGCTTCAGCCTGCCACCATGCGTTTGTAAATTTGCGAATGTCTTTTGAGTGCTCTGATTCGCCCTTTTGTTTTTGCTCTGGGACGTCTGTTTCAATCTGGAAAACTGCGCCCTTGATTTCTTCGCCGTCTTCGTCAAACCATCCAAGGTCAACCGACTGAAGCCTGCCAAAGAACGGCTGGGGCTCCTCGGTGTCTTTCATCTTGGTGCAAGTCACCTCAATGAGCCCGTCTTTCTTGGACACCAGAATCTGCGAGTCCATCGAGGCCTTCCATGCGCTGGAGCCCCTGGCCCTGTTCTTGGCCTCAATGGCGTTGCCGGTGTGATGCACCAGGCACATGCCGGAGTTGAGGGCGCGCCCAACGATCTGCACAGCGTTGAGCATGTTGCGGGTGTCCTTGGCATCATTCTCGTTGCCGGACATGTGGTTGTTCACAGTGTCGATGGTGATCTGCACAGCGTCCTCGGTGGTGAGCTCGCGCACGGCCTTGATGATCTGGGCCGAAGCTGTGGGGCTGTCCATGTCGATCGCCTTGTTGGAGATCAAGAGGTTGTCCAGCCGGTCGATGTTGTGGGCCTTGCACCAAGAGGCCACACGTTGGCGGATGCCATAGTTGCCCTCTCCTGCCATGTAGACCGAAATGCCCTTCTTTGTCCGGTGGCCGTGCCAGTCCAGGCCTGCGGCAATGTGGCAGGCAATGTCAAGGGCCAAGAAGGTCTTTCCCCCGCCTGATTCGCCGTAGATCATGGTGACGCCCAAGTCTGGCACCCAGCCCTTGATGATCCACTTGAGGGGCGCAGGCTGGCCAAGGTAAGAGCTGGCGCGGGTAAAAAAGTAATCCTGTGTTTCGGCCTGAGCTGCTGAGAGGATGAAATCGGCCGATTCCGAGCCGATGCTTGTGGATGCGGCCAAGTCTGTCTCGGGTTCATACCTGGACACGCTCTTGACGATCTGGGCCAGTTCCGAAGACGGCAGGGGAATTTCGCACCTGGTTTCGTTGGCAATGGACAGCGCGGCCATGATCTCGGCCTCTGTCATTCCGTAGCGCCGCATTGCACCGCCCAAGGCCGTCAGGCCATTGTTACGGCTGCCTTGGATGAGCCCGCCCCCGGTAGTGGCCTGCTGGCGCTCTGCTGGCTTGCGCAG